ACAGGACATGGTGGCGCATGATTGTGCGGAATACCAATAACTATTGGCCGTCAAACAATACTGGGAGATTGAGGTTGTATGGTCTTGGAGCCAGCACGACATATGATACATATGTGAAGGGTAGGTTGGTCATTGGATATTATCTTGCGTCAACGGGAGTGCCATATAAACATGATTCCGGTACTATATACGATGTGGTTCCATCCGATGCGTGGGTAAGCTCTTTGTTCGATGAGACAAGTTTGAAAGGTACATTTATTTCCGCCACGTTGCCGGAGTATTGCATACTTCCAAGTAATACGGTGTGATTAATTATCTATGAACAGGAGGAAGTTTTGAAAAGGTTATTTTTTATTTTATTTTTATCAATGCTGGCTACCACATTGTTTGCCATTGATGGATCGGTAAGTTTTGGCTGGCAGGATAAACGCACCGGGATATATCATCATGGACCGTTTTACATGGACATGTCATTATCACAGCCGTTTGACAGTTATACCATATATGGGTTGTTTGGCGTTGAGATGGATAAAACCATTGATGCTGTTTTCCCGGCACCCTCCCAAAGCCATTATGCTTTCGGTGTTTCCGTGGAGCTGTCTCCATTTGTATTTTCGGTGGAGCATGGAGAATCCATCATAATTGACGGGTATGCGAAAAACGAGTACACAAAAGTGGGAATTACCATTACTGGACATGCTCAATGATACAGATATGTCATAAGCAAACGGTATTTGACAAACAATGTATATGTGTTATCATAAGCGCAAAGGGGATGATATGACAAGGACGTTCCTCCAAAAGGGATTGATACAGCAGAACCTGAAACTCTCTTACCTCGAGAAGGAGCTTCCCCTTATCGAGAAGGGAACCATCTACAATATCGTCACCCAAAAAATCATCAACCCGTATGGCTTCATCCTTGTCGCATGCAAGAGCGCGCCCATCGATCACCTCTATATCGCCACCTACTCCATCAACCTTAAGGCGGTGGAGATCATCACCAACCTCATGGACGCTGGATTGATAAAGCGGTGGACCCTTGTCTTGAACTGCAATATGAAATTCAAGATGAAGGGAAAGGATGTCGTCCTGCTTGAGGAAGCGAAAAAGCGGGACAATTTCACCATCATCAAAAGATACTCGCACGCGAAAGTCACCTTAATCGAGCAACCCGATGTCCGGCTGGTAATCCAGGGAAGCGGGAACTACTCAGAGAATCCAAAGATAGAGCAGTACTCCATCTGTGACGATCAGCAGCTGTTTGATTTCCATAGAGGATGGATGCTAGGAGATGCGTTATGAGCCACCCAGGAGGAAGACCAAAAAATTACAATAACAAGCAGATAGCGGAAATAAAGGTAAAACTTGAAGAATACATAGACAATGAGGATTTGCCCATCCTTGCGGAATTTGCCTATAAAAACAATATTACAAGGCAGATTTTTTATGATTATAAAGAGTTTTCGACACTAGTAAAAAAACTGTTCGATAAAAAAGAGGCACAGCTTGAAAGACTTGGGGCTTTTAATATCATCAACGCGACTATGGCAGTGTTTTCATTGAAGCAGCTTGGATGGAGGGATAAGCAGGAGACCGAGATAACCGGTGGCATAAAGATTATCTATGCGGATAGAGATGATGAGCGACTTTAAGAAAACTCCCAAGCAGGTTGAAGCCACTCGGATCATGGGTGAAAAGCAGGAGGTTCTCCTTGAAGGTGGCAGTCGTTCTGGTAAAACTTTCATCATCATCCGCAATATAATCATGAGGGCCTTGAAATATAATGGAACCAAGCACCTTACCGGGCGCTTACATTTCAACCATGCGAAAACATCACTGTGGTATGGAACAATACCAGAGGTTATGAAGTTATGTTTCCCAGAGGTTGAATATGAGGACAACCACACAGACTGGTTTATCCGATTCCAAAATGGAAGCGAAATATGGCTTGCTGGATTTGATGACAAGGAAAGAGTGGAAAAAATCCTTGGAAACGAGTATGCAACCATCCACATCAACGAGGCATCACAAATCAGCTACGAGACATATGAGACGCTCAAGACGAGGCTCAATCCTCCCAAGGGTGTGAAACCTCTTTTTGTAATTGACTACAACCCTCCGAGCAAGCGACATTGGGGATATCTCATATTCCACGATGGGATGAATCCAGACAACAATACCAAACTCAAAGACTTTGAGAGATATGGTTGTCTCAAGATGAATCCAAAGGACAATCTGGAGAATCTCAATGAACAGTATATCGGAATCCTTGAGGGCATGAGTGAGAAGAGGCGCAGGAGATTTCTTGAGGGCGAGTACTCTGACGATACTGAGGGCGCACTCTGGAAACGTGACACTATCCACAAATGGCGTGTCGATAAGCAACCCGACTTGGTTAGGATAGTTGTTGCTGTTGACCCTGCTGTGACTTCAAAGGATACCTCGGATGATACAGGAATTATTGTCGTGGGAAGGTCTAAAGATTGGAACTACTATGTGCTATCCGATTACACTTATCATGGTGATGTCACAGGCTGGGGGCAATCTGTAGTTGACGCATACCATAGGCACAAGGCTGACAGGGTGGTTGCAGAGAAAAACCAAGGTGGCGATCTTGTAACAGTGAACATCCGCAACTATGATAGAAATATCCCTATTACCCTTGTGACAGCCACAAAGGGGAAATTCTTAAGGGCTGAGCCAATCGCAGACCTATATGAAAGAGGACTTGTCCACCATGTAGGACATATCATCGATCTTGAGGACGAGCTATGTATGTGGACGCCTGAGGATGATGTGTCACCGAACAGGCTGGATGCATTGGTCTGGGGGATAACAGAGTTAATGAAAGGTAGCGGGGACCTTGGGACCGTGAACAACGACATGGCTCGGATTATATGGGGGGCTTTATAATGTATGGCTTTGATATCGATATTTTAAAGTATATCCAGGATGGGCAGTATACCGACCTGGTGGACATGATCAAGGATGTCAAGGCCCAGCTTGACATGAAGGCTATCCAGATGAAAGCTCTGTGGGGGCTGTATCGGGGTGTGGTGCCGATCAATACCAGGGAGCTGGCCAATATAAACAAGGTCAACAATAAGCTGGCAAACGACTTTTACGGCACGATCATCGATGATAAGGTCGGCTACATGGGCAACACCATCAAGATCAACCTTGCCCATGATAAGTACGCCGAGAGCGTCTACGATAGGATCAATGAGTTTCTCAACGACTGGAATCGCGAGAACCAGATAGACGACCTAAACGCCACCACCACCAAGCTGTCTGCCATATGCGGGTACTCCACCAGAGTGCTTTTCAACGCGACCGAGGGTGCGCGGGTGCGCAACCCTGAATATCCTTGGGAAACCTACGTGGTCTACTCGGACGACACCGGAGAGCCAATCTACGGGTTTTGGTTCTACGACAAGTATGAGAAGATCGGCGAGGGGAAGACCAAGGTGAACATGTGCGAGCTGTACGATGAGACCACCGTCAAGACGTACAAGATGGTCGGTGCAACATGGACGCTTCAAAGCGACAAACCCCACATGTTCAAATTCGTGCCGATGCTTATCGTCCCCAACAACGATGAGATGCTGGGGGATTATGAGAAAGTCACCTCACTTATTGACGCATACGACAAGGCGGTGTCCGACGGATCGAGCGAGTTTGAGCAGCTCAGGCTTGCCTACGCCGTCCTCAAGGGCGCGCATCTAGACGCAGAGACGATGGAGACCATGAAGCAGACCGGCATCATGTGCATAGACGAGGGGGCAGATTTCAGCTTCGTGTCAAAGACCATCGACATGGCAAGTGTGAAGATCCTTTTGGACGAGGTGAGGAGGAATATCTTCCAGTTCGCCAAGAGCGTGGACTTCGCCGAGGTCCCCACTGGGGACATCCGGGTCATTGGCTGGCAGACCAAGCTCATGCAACTGGAGAACAAGTGCAAGATTTTCGAGCGCAAATTCACCGCCGCCCTAAGGTATCAGTACAAGGTTCTGGCCGATTACTGGAACCTCTTTAGCGGGCTTGGGCTGGACTACAAGGACCTGTCCTTCAAATTCGTCCGAAATATGCCCAAGGATATCCAGGGAGAGGCGCAGGCCTTATCCTTGCTAAAGGGCAACGTGAGCGATAAGACAGCCTTGTCCCAGATGTCGTTTATCGATTCCGCGGACGAGGAGATCAAGCAGATGGAGAGCGAGCAGGTGGTGTACCCAGATTTGGAGGAGACAAATGGAACTGTCACAAATCCCGAAACAGATAGACAAACAGATAACGGCCTCGGAGCAGTGGATAACGGCGCAGTACAAAGTGGCGTTGAAGGAAACCCGGTCTAAGCTGGGCCTCATCTACGAAAAATACGCCGTTGACGGAAAGCTGTCCTATGCCGACATGGCCAAATACAATCGTCTTACCGCTCTCGAGGGAGAACTTACCAAAGTGGCAGGGACAACCAACGCGGCTGTATCTGGGCGGTTGGTGAGCATCCCTGGGAGCATCTACAAGGACACCTACTCCATGAGCGCCTATGCGATAGATCCATCAAGGCCCAGCTGGGGGGTGATCCCCAAAAGCGCGGTGGAGTCGGTGGCAAACAATCCACTGGACAAGATCGCGCGCAACACGCTAACACAGACAACCCGGGAGGGAATCAGGCGGGCAGTCGTCCAAGGGGTGATGCAGGGTCAGAGCTACCCAGACATGGCAAAGGCGCTCAAAAAGGTCTACGAGGTCTCTGCTTACAAGGCACAGGTGATCGCCAGAACCGAGGGACAGCGCGCCATGGCAGAGGGACAGCGGGATATCCTGGACAAGTCGCAAAGTCTTGGCATCAAGATACGGCTGTTCTGGGATGCGTACCTCGACTCACGCACGCGGGACAACCATGCCTTTATGAATGGCCGTGAGGCTGTGGAGCACGATGGTCAGCTGATGTTTTATTACGAGCCTACAGGGCAGTGGGTAACCGGTCCGATGGACCCAAGCCTTCCTGCCGCCGATGTGATACAGTGCCGCTGTGCCCTTCGCCAGGAGCTTGCAGACGAACCGGCTGGGAAAGGGCAGCCTGAAAGCTATGAGGAATGGAAGAAGGGGCTATCCCTTTAAGGAGGATCCAAATGGAGACACACGTAATGCCGACTTGGTTTGGCAAAAGGGAGATCAGGGACAGGGACCATTCAAAATTGTATTGGTTTCTTTATCAAATCTGGTACCATACAGTTGGAGCGATAGGAAAAGGCCTGTTCGGCTGGTGGAAGGACTGATGGTTGACATATAACACGTATGTGTTATAATTGACACAAAACAACAGTTTGTTGTTGACATATTTGTACAGGAGTGTAAAGATTATGGCAGAAGCAGTAACGCAGGAACAGGTGGTGACCCCACAGGCTCAGGCGACAGACCCGAAAGTACCGATCACCGCAGAACCCCAAGTAGTGGAAGAAAAGAGCAAGGCCGAGATCGCAGGGCTCAACAAGAAAATCTCCACCCTGGAAAAACAGATTTCTGATGCGAAAAAAGCCCAGATGACCGAAGCCGAGCGTGACAAGACCGAGAAGGCCGAGCTTGAGAAGCTCCGTGCGGAGACCCTCAAGGAAAAGCTGACCTACCGGCTGGGAAGGAACCTTATCAAGAAGGGCTTGCCGGAAGAGCTGACGGACCTGCTTTTGACCCCACCCCAGACCGAAGAGGAATTGGATGAGTATACTGGGAAAATAGAAGGCTTTTTCAAGGCCCACTCCGCCAAAGCGGTGGAGGAACTGAGAAAAGGCAACACGCGGACCACTCCGATAACCACCGGATCGGCAAAGGTGATGGCACGCGCGGAATTCAACAAACTATCCCCGACCGAGAGAAGCAAATTCATGCTCGATGGCGGGACATTAAAGGATTAAACAAATGGCATTGACACCGAACGTTTTAACCGGATTGACCCCGACCATCTATCGGGCGCTTGACATCGTATCCCGCGAGCTGGTGGGTTTCATCCCCTCCGTCTCCCGCGACACCTCGGAGACCATGGCCGCCAAAGACCAGATCATCCGCGTACCCATCACCGTGGCCGGAGAGGCTGTTGACATCGCTCCCGCCTCAGCGTCTCCCGAGAGCGGGAACCAGACCATACCCTACGTGGATATGGCGATCACCAAATCAAAGATGTATCCCGTGCAGTGGACCGGGGAAGAGGAAAAGGCTCTTGCAGGGCAGTTCAGCGAGATTCTTGCGAACCAGTTCGCCCAAGCTATGCGAACCCTCACCAACCTTGTGGAAGCCGACCTTGCCCAGCTGTATAAGAAGGCCTCCCGCGCGTATGGCTCAGCGGCTGTCACGCCGTTCGCATCCACTATCGCCGACAGCGCCCAGATGCGCCGGTTGCTGATCGATAACGGCGCACCGCTCACTGGCATGCGCATGGTGATCGACTCCCTTGCCGGTGCCAATCTCCGGTCCTTGAGCAATCTCACCCACGCCAACGAGGCGGGAACGGACGAGACTCTCCGGCGTGGTGTGCTGCTTGACCTCAACGGCTTTCAGATCCGCGAGAGCGCAGGAATCGTATCCCACACCAAAGGCGCGTATACCACTGGTGATACCACCGGAGCGGACGAGCCGATAGAGGAGACGGCGATTGCCATCACCCACGCCGCAGGCGATTATGTGGCGGGAGATGTCATCTATTTCGGCACCGACATCGCCCACAAGTACGTTGTGGCGAGCGTGGGAACCAACGTCGTCAATATCGCCATTCCCGGTCTTAAGGTGGCTGTGGCCTCAGGGGCAACCGTTACCATCACCGCCGCGTACACTCCGAATATAGCCTTTGACACCAACGCTATCAAACTGCTGGCCCGCCAGCCCGCCATGCCCTCATTGGGTGACAGCGCGGCCGATGTCATGGTGGTATCCGACCCTGTGAGTGGCCTTCCCTTCCAGATCGCCCTGTACAAGCAGTACCATGCCGTTCATTACGAAGTGGGTCTTGCCTGGGGATGCCAGCTAATCAAACCAGAGCATTGCGCGATCCTTATCGGATAACCGGATAAGCCTCATCCTCCCAAGGGTGGGGCTTATTTCCATCACATGGAGACAACCATGACCAACAATGATATTCTGAACAAGGTGATCAGCCAGATCGGGGCTATCAGCAACATGCCGATCGAGCAGAAGAAGACCTATGACGGGGAGGCGTTTGGATTTGATTTCAAGGCCTCCCTTACCGCCACGGTGCCAGCATACAGGGGTTTTGTGACTGGGGACTCCATCGTCCATCTCAAAGCGATAGACATCGCCACAGGGGACGAGGATGTCACCATTGAGCTGTCCGAGGACGCGGCCTTTACGGGTGGAACAGAGGTTGCTCACACTTCCCGCAACAGGCGCACGAATCTTACCGATTTCCGTGACTCAAAGACCATCGCCTTAAACACGGCAACCGCCTTGGACCATCAGCCGGTCCATGGAACGCCAATCATCCGCAGGGTGATGAACAACGGCAGCGTCCTGCATCCAGCCGTAGCGGTGGCCATCACCGCTGACCCTATCGGCTCCACAGGATATGGCATCGAGGTCAAGGATGTCGCCCAGGTGGACACCTCACAGCCTCTTGCCATTGCCTACCAGAGCAAGCAGGTGCGTACCGTGGTCAAGCAGGAGACCTTCACCGCTGACGACTGGGCACCCGATACGCTCAAAGTCTTTTCCAACCAGAGCTACGATGAGGGAGCGCCTGTTATCAAGGCCGTGTACAACAACAACAACGTTCCATTGGTCTTGACCAGTGATTACACCATCGACCAAGATGAGTCCAATGACTGGGGCATCACCGTACTGTCAACCGGCGATGCTGAAGATACGAAAAACATCATCGTGGTGTACGCCATCGATGAGGAATACAGCGCCTTGTATGAGCAGGATGTTTTAACGTGGGAACTTGGCTTCCAGAAAATCGCCATTGGTTCCCCTACCGGAACATTCGAGCTGGGAGAGGTGGTGATTGGCGGTACATCCAATGCAACAGGAGTCCTTGAGAAAATCGAGTCCGGCTACATCACCCTGTCCGGAGTGGATGGGGTGTTCCAGAGCGAGGAGACCCTTACCGGGGACGATTCCGAGGCAACGGTTGACACCACCGGCACAGCGGTGAAATTCCACTGGGTCGCTTTTGAGCACCAGAGCCATGATGATTCTGCAATCACTGTTGCCACAGTATCCAATGGAACGAGGGGAACGATTGTAGAGTACCTTTCCTTCACTGCCGACTATACCTTCACTCTGGCGACCACATGGAAAATCACGCTGCTCTCCACCGCGAAGACCGATGCGACAAAACCAACGGTAACGCTATACCAGGTGTATGCCTTTCTATCAAGCAGTGATGGGTTCCGTGTCTACACAGCCCCTACAGTGACCGCCCAGGGCACTGTGATCGAAACATACTGGCTCCCCGGGTCGGCCGGAGTGGGAATATCACGCATAGCCTCTGGTGCGCAGGGAGACTGGGAGTTCGTCCTTAGGCCAAACACCAAGTACCTGATCAAAGCCCTGTCCAGCGTCACGCAGGACATCGTGGTAAAATACAAGTGGTATCTGGAGGTTGCATGATAACTACCCTTGAGCAGGTGAAGCTGATTCTTGGCATCACGGGTGACAGTAAGGATGCACTCATTGAAGTCTTGATCCCGCTAATTGAGGAAGACTACCTAGCAATCCGCAATACGGCGTTCGACCTTGATGATGATGAGGCGATTGTCTACCCCACCGGGGCCGAGTTCACTGCCATCAGGATGATTGGCTACAAGCTCAATACGCAAGGGCAGGACGGGGTGGCAAGCGAGAGCCTGTCAAGGCACTCAATCAGCTACCAGACAGGAACAGGTACGGGCGTAGCAGGCTTGTACCCTGCCTCTGTCATCGGGTCCATCAAGCGGTATGCGGAGTTTGTATGATAGAACGATGGTTCACCCAAGTTGGGGAGGTCTACCGGGTCACAAGAACCTCTGACGGCATGGGTGGCTATACCGATGAATGGGTAGCCATCATGACCAGTCAAGGGCGATTGGACATGATGAGTGGAACGGAGCGTAATATCGGCTTGCGTGTGGCTACCGAGGCAACGCATATCTGGATATGCTCACCGTTTACCACGCTCATAGACGATGAACAAGCGACCATGTACTTTGGTTCACCTTTTGCTCCATCACCCTATGGCGAAGCTGTCCCGGTAGACCTTACCAACAAAGACAGGCTGGTTGTAGACGGAAAAAAGTATGACATCGTGTACGTGGATGACCCGATGCATCTCGGAAAGCATCTTGAAATCTACCTGAAGGAAGGTGAGCATGTCGTATGAGTCAATCATTCCTCAGGTAGTCAAGGTGATCAAGGGCAATGCCGAGAAGGCCCTGCAATCGGTCGGGGTGTATCTTACCAGCCAGATGGTGAAGAATGTGGATTCCATGGGCATTGTGGATACTGGACGTCTTAAAGGCTCTATCACGCACGAGGTGGACGGCATGTCAGTACACAATGGGACGAACGTTGAGTATGCCATGTACCAGGAGTTCGGAACCGGCATCTATGCTGAGGATGGCCAAGGACGCACCACGCCATGGGTATATGAGGGCCGTGATGGAAAGATGCATATGACGAGAGGGACGCACCCCAGGCCGTTTTTACGCAATGCCTACCGGGATAACCATGAGGCGATCAAGCGGATTGTCGCAAAGGAGATGACCATTGAATGACCTACGGAAGATTGTCTATGACAAGCTGGCCACAGTCCTTGCGAACGTCTACTTCGACCGGGCCAAGCAGGGTACGACCTTTCCCTATGCGGTATTCTCCTTTCCTGCCGAGGGCCGTCACTACAAGGATCAGGTGGCAAAAGAGCTGGAGGTATCCCTTTACGATGTGGCAAAATCGGGGTATAATGTGGCATCGGCCATAGAGGATATGGCAGACGAGATTGTACGGGTTCTTGACTATTCGACCGGTTCCCATGGGGATACCAGCGTATGGTTTAGGATTGATAATCGGATTGAGACACCCTTCCCGGACGGCGTGGACATGTGGGGACGGACGTTGCAATTCACAGCGAGAACTTACAAGGAGTAAATCATGTTGGTAGCAGGACAGGTTGAGAAGATTATTCTGGATACTGGGCTGGTGTATGTCGATGACCAGCTTCTGGCACCGTGCGAGGGCGACAACTCTTTTGTCGTGACTCCTGAGTATCGCGAGATACCCTACAACGGAATGCCTGGCAAAACCAAGGGACTCAAGCGGATTACCAGGGAAAACGCCACGTTGACCATCAATCCCAAAGGGCTGACCCAAGCCATCTTGCAGTACGCGATCCCCGGTGTCGCCAATGTTGCTGGCAAGATGTCGGGTGGCGGGCGGCGTGTCATCGAGGACGCTGAGTACCATACCGTCATGCTGGTGGGAAACACCAAGGATGGGAAGACCAAAGTGATCACCCTGCATAACGCCCTTGCGGACAACGGCATGAGCCTCACAATGGCAGAGGATAGTGAAACTGTTCTGGAGCTTCAATTCTCAGCCCATTACGATCCGACCGACCTCACCTCTCCCATCTACGAGATCGAAGAGGGAGTTGTTGCCGGAGCCTCCACTGTCACCTTCACCATGACCGGTGGAGCCGGAGCGGCTACTGTGAAATTCGCTGGACGCACCGTTGTAGAGTCCACCGGAACGGCAGTGTTCGCCGGTACCGCCTATGGCACCAACCGTCCCTACGAAGTGCATGAGGCTGGCTATGTGAGCGTGTACTCATCTGTGACCGTTGACGGTGCTACCGAGGCTGTTGCCGTTACCATGGTGGCAGCGTGATGTTGAAAACTAAAGATATGTTCCTCTTGTCGGCGATTGCTGACAAGACGGGGATTACCGCAGAGCTTCCCGCCATCCTCAAAAGCAAAGACCAGGAGCAGGTGGGCATCCAGCTTGTGGCTTTGGTGGTATCAAAGCTCTACAAGGCGCAGGCCGAGGTGGTGGCGTTGATTGTGTCCGCGACAGGAAAAACCAAGGAGGAGGTGGACAACCTGGGTATGAAAGAGCTGGTGTCCACCGTCAAGGGGATTCTTGGAGAGGAAGGCATTCTTGATTTTTTTACCAACTCGGCGAAGGGATAGCCGTTGAGACCCTGTACCATGAGGCCGCCTATTACGGCTCCATGGTCTGGGATATCCCTTTGGGACAAGGCATCCGGCTGATACGCAGGCACATCGAGGAGCGGGCAGAGCAGAGGGCATGGGAGCTGTATGCAAGCGCCTATCCGCACTTCGCAAAGAAAAACTTCAAGACCTTCGACCAGTTCTATCCGAAGAAGAAAAAGCCTAAGGTCGCCAAGACGATTACACAAGCGGAAATGGACAGGTTCGCGGATATCGCGGATCTGATGAGAGGAGGGAAGAGCAAGTGAACATCATGAAACTTTTCGGCACGGTGGCACTTGAGGGGGCTGACAAAGTCGGCTCCCAGCTCTCCACGCTTGACGGGAAAGGAAATAAAGCCTCAAAAGTGTTTGATGCGATAGGCAAGGCCAGCAAGGTGGCGGCTGTGGCCATCGGGGCTGTGGCTACCTCTTTGGGTGTCATGGTCACCAAAGCCGCGCAGGCTACCGACCGGGTGGACAAGATGTCCCAGAAAATCGGCATGAGCCGGAAAGCCTATCAGGAGTGGGATTACATCCTCTCCCAAAGCGGTGCTTCGGTTGACGGCTTGCAGATGAGCATGAAAACCCTTGCGACACAGGTTGAGTCGGCAAGCAAGGGGAATGAGACCTCCCAGCAGACCTTCAAGAAACTCGGCATCGAAATTTATGACGTGAACGGCTTGGTGAAAGACCAGGAGACCTTGTTCAACGAGACCTTTTCGGCTCTTGCCTCCTATGGCAACGAAACAGAGCGCACTGCCATGGCATCGACCCTGCTTGGACGGTCTGCAACCGAGCTTGCACCTGCTCTCAATAGCGGGGCCGATAGTATCGCAGCATTGCGTGACCGGGCGCATGAGCTGGGACTCGTGCTGGGTGATGAGGCTGTAGATGCGGGGGTGGTGTTCGGCGACACCATGGATGATGCAAAAAAATCCATCGGGTCGGTGATGACCAACGCCATGGTCCCCTTGATGAAAGTGATCACCTCCATGACCCTGAAAGCGATAGAAGCCTTCCAGAAAATCCAGCCGAAACTTACGGAATTCGTGGGAAACATTTCTAAAATGCTCCCAAAGATTTCCGCAGTCGTGCAGTTCGTGGTGGAGGTTGTCGCGATTGTCCTCAAGTACATGGGACTTGTGTTCAAAGACACCTTCAACTATCTAAAAACATCGATCATCAACCCTTTCATCGACTGGCTCAAGGCTTTCTGGGAGACCAACGGGACCGCCATAGTCAACACAATCTCAACCACCTGGGATCTGATATCGAAAGTCTTTTCGGTTGCCTTGGATACGATCAAGTCAGCCGTGAAGGTTTTCGGGATGGTTTTCAGCGGGGACTGGGCTGGGGTGTGGGAAGAAGTTAAAACTATTTTCTCCAACATCTGGACAGCACTCCCCGGAGTTTTGGAAAGCGCGTCCACCATCATCACCAACCTGTTGTCTGGGATTGGCAATGCGGTGGGAACGGTTATCGGGAATATGTTTGGCACCGATGCGGAAAACCTCTACAACACTTTCATCGATAATGTCAAAATCGCCTTCACCACGTTCAAGGACTCCGTCCTCCTTATCATGCAAGGCTTCTCCCAAGCCTTCCAGGGTGACTGGTCAGGGCTTTGGGAGACAGTGAAAACCTTGTTCTCCGGGATTTGGGATAGCATCAAAACAATTTTCACCACGACATTTTCAAGCCTCGTGCAGTTTCTAGAGGAGCCTGTAGGAAAAATAATCGCGAAGATAACCGAGCTGAAAGATATGGTTTTCGGCAGGATATCAGAGCTTGCGACTGGGGTGTTGGATAAGTTTGTCGAGATCAAGGATGGGGCTGTCGGCAAGGTCACTGAGCTGGTCACCAGCGTGGTGTCTTGGTTCTCCAGCCTGTTTGTCCAGACCGTGGCGAAGGTTGGCACGATAAAAACAAGCATCGTTGACAGCTTTAAAAACATGGTGCTTGACATCGTGGCATCCGTCTCCGGCATGGTCAATGACATCCTTGAGTGGTTCGGTGACACAAAGCTGGGAAAAGCGTTTGAGTGGGTGGGCGAGAAGACCGAGCAGGTGGCAGGCTTTTTCAAGGACCTGTGGGACAAGGTCACCGGACACTCCTACATTCCCGACATGGTCAACGAGATCGGGCAGGCTTTTGACAAGCTCCAGACAAACATGGTGGAGCCAGCCGAGGAGGCGACCGAGGAAGCGGCGGTGGCTTTTGAGACCATGGAGACCCGTTCCGTGTCTGCCATGGAGCGAATTGGAAAGTTTGCCAAAGGCCTCTTGGGTGTGATGGGCGGTGTTGCCAGTGGCGTTGGCTCGGCAATCGTAGGCTCTTCTGGCGTTCTTAGCGGTGCCGCTGATGCATGGAAAGCTTCCCAGACCAACCCAGAGACAGGCGAAAAAAAGGCTACCATCGACCTTGCTGGTGGCATTTCAGGCATACTTGTTTCACTCATTTCTTCATCCTCGCAGTTCGGTGAGCTAATGGAAGCAATCAATCCTATTTTACAAAAGGTGGCTGATTTTTTCGGACAGCTGCTCGAGCCCCTCATCCCCATCGTCATCATCATCGCCAATGCTCTCATGCCTCTGCTCAACCTGCTCGAGCCGGTAATTTTATCGATAACATGGCTTTTAGAAAAAGTGGTCACCCCGATCATCACGTTTTTGTCAAATCTGATAGTATCCATCTACAATACGGTTGCGGGGGTGTTCAA